GCTTTGCCAGTTGCTACTGTCCCAGAACTCTCCGCCCAGCCTGACGGGTTGGATGTGATCCACCACCTTGGCCAGCCTGTCGCACACCACGCACGTCGGATGCTTCTTGATGTACGCCAGCCGTGCACGACGCCATGCGCCAGACCAATAGCGTTTGTCTTGTGGCCGATCGCGTTGCTGCTTCTTCTTGCGTGGGTCAGGCGTCTGCTTACGCGGTATCGTCGGCATCTGCGTATATGATTAGGCCTGTCAATGCGTACAACTTGCGGTTCACTCGCGTCATCTGTGCAGTGTAGTGTGGTGTGTGCTCAGCGTGCAGTATCCTCCGCCTTTCGCCTCTCAGCTCTGTTATATGCTTTTGCTTTATCTCTTCGCTCATTGATGGCAGGTTTCTCCAGAACGAATCTCGCGCATTCTGATTTGTAATGATCGGCGAGCTGACGCAACTCTGCCACTCCATACGGTCGAGCCTGTTCTGTATCTCGCATAATCTCCTCAGCTCTGCCTTTGATAGCTTGGTCAAGTCGTCGACCGAAAGCCCACTGACGCCCTTGGTCGTACAAATTGCAGGCAACGCACTGACATTGGACGTTTCCGTGTCCGTCCGCTGGGTCGTGCCAACGGGTGGCCATATACCTCCGAGACGCAAAATGTCCTGCTTGGAGATGCCTAACATGGTGACGCTTTCCGCAGGTGTAGCACTCGGCTTCACCGTACTTGTCTGCTGCTCTATAGCGGATGTATTTGCTGAACCATTCATCGACCTTCTTTTTTAGTTGTGCGTGTGTTAGTGGCTTCTTGGCTCGTGGTTTCTTGCGCAGTTGCTTGCTGGCCTTGCTGTCTGTCTTGGTGCTCCTCTTTGACATGGTCCAATAATACGGCCCGAATCTTTGACGCCAATGCCTCGCGCTCTGCCTTGCCTTTCTTGTACTCTGGATAACTGTGCGCCTTGATCCTGTTCTTGGTCAGGCGGTCCTCATACGCCAGCCGTTTGTGTCCGTACATGCGTTCGCACATGTCCCAGAAGCTGCGCGTGTGCTCTGACACCTCGATGCTGTATGCCACGCGCCCGTTGTTAGCCAGAAAGTACTCCTTCTCCTTTGGATGCGGCCTGTATCTCAGCATAGCCTCGTTGCCGTACACTTCGTTGATGATGTAGCGCCGACCGTCCATCAGGTCGTGCCAAAAGCGTTCGAGGTCAGTCATAGGAAAAACAGTAATACACGACGGTCGCCCGTGTGTGGTTCAACTTTGTGCCGCACGTCACTGGTGTGATATATCAGCTCGTTTTGATTAAGTCCAACCGTGAAACCGTCGTAGTGTATCCAGCCGCCATCATACTGCGTAATTTTTGACAGCATCACGATAACGCCTACTTGACACCACTCCATGTGGCCCATGGTGCCCGTGTCGGTGTGCCATTCGTGGCCGTTTGGATTGCGCTCAACGCACATGTACGCTTTTTCGTGAGGTTTGACTGGTATGATTGCCGCCAGCTTGTCTATGACGCTTTTCTCGTATTCGTGTGAGGCGTTTGCGAGCTGTTTGCGCATCCTGACGTTGTCGTAAAAATATTGCAACTCGTCCTCGCTCAAAAAGTGTGTGTGCAGGCGTTTCATTGCTTTGCTTGTTTTGCTCGTTTCTCCATCTCCTCGCGCTCGGTGTACGTCAGGCGGTTTTCGCCTCGCATCCAGTCCTGTGGTGACACGCGTGCTGCGATCGGGTTTATCTCGGTTGCAAACTCAGGCGTTATGTGCCTCAATGCCTCCGTTCGCATGCGTTCAAAGTCGGCAGCTTCATCCTGCCGTATTTTAGTAACTACTGGCTGCTTCAGTTGCTCGTACTTGGTAAAGCACTCCACGAATTGCGCGAGCTTGAGGCGTTCGTAATACCCCCCAAAGGTCTCCTTTGCCATCATGTAGAAACACAGGCGCCAGTCCTCGATGGTGAACGTCGGGAAGCCTTTCACAAGCTCGTCTAGCACCATCTTGTACTCGTCGCCCTCGGTCAGCGTCTTGTTTGCGTCTACGAAGCGCACGCACTTGGCCAGCATAGTGATGAGCGCCGCACGGGTGGCCTGCTCGTCCAGCTTGAGCGCTGTGCGGACGTTGGTGCCTTTAAAGGCGGTTTCTATTGTCACCTGTGATATTTCCTGTTTCTGCAAGCTCTCTAAGCTGATCGCCAAGCTCGCTTCTTTCAAGCGCTGCCTTTCCGCTGGTTCTAGTTCGCCCGCTCTTGGATGAACCAAATACGAGGCCTTTCCATCCGTTTGCAATTGCTGTATGAATTGCTTCGATTGCTCTGCTTTCTGTAGGGTGTTCATTTGCTAGTGTCATTAGTGCCCGCTGTTCGCTTTGGGCGGTTTTGTATTTAAAGCGGTGATCCGTGCGCTTGTACTCCAGCCACTCGGTCCACGCTTCTCTGAATTTTTCGGTTTCATACGGCAACACCACACCCGCACGCGCAGGCGTGCTTTTAGTAGATGTATTAGTAGGTGTATTAGTATATGTATTAGTATGTGCTGAATTCTGCGCACTCGTTTGCGTAGATTTACGCACTCGTTTGCGCTGTTTTACGCATTCGTCTGCGCTATTTTGCGCACTCGTTTGCGCAGATTTACGCAGTCGTCGGTTGTATCTGCTGCCCTCTCGGATGATGTATCCGCGCTTTACGAGGTTGTAGATGTAGCCTCGTGCAGTCGCCTCGGATACGTTGAGCAGCTTCGCAAAGTGATCGTTTCCTGCGAAGCACTCCTTGAAGCTGGCGACCTCAGCAAGCAGCACCCGTTCGTTTGGGTGCAGCTCGCTCAGGTTCCAGATGTCAATGGGTATGCTCACGTATTTACGCATGCAGCTCTTCTATGGGCCGTAGTTCGTCCAATCGAATCTTAAAAGCGTCTGCAGGCTCTTCATAACCGTCGTCGTCGGTTCCTCTTTTCACCTCATGAAATCGTTCACGGTAGTTGTCGCGATCAATCCATCCCAGCAAATATGCCCCGTGCTCTAGTTTGTCTTTGTCAAACGCGTTTCTCAATACACGCGTGAACAGGTACACGTCACACAACTGATCTGCATTACTAGCGTACACGCTCGCCGAATAATTTCCTTGAGGTATGCTGCTGCACAGCTTACTTTTCACCTCAATGCGCTTACCACACCATTCGAGGTCGTATTCATAGTCGTCAATGTTCACTGCCTTTAAATGTTTCATGGCCGCTAATTGACCAACATAACCACCGAACTTGCTCAACTTGTTGTTTCCTGTGTGGTTGTCTTTCATCTCGGTCTCAATGACATCCTTGCCTATCTCATAGGCCAATGCCATTTCTTCAGGGGTTAACTTTACCCACAGAGGTTCCCATTTTTTCATATTGATTTTGTGTTGTCAGGACCGCTTTTATCAGGTCCTGTGGTTTAATGTTCTCATTCTTCATCAGGCGGCTGGTGTGTCGTAGCACGCCTTCTGGATCCTTGGTCACGTAATTGTGCAAGGTGCTCCTGCTTACCTCGATGGCCTCAGCGCATGCCGTCAGGCTACCGTAGTGGTGCTGCAGGTACATTTTCAGGTTCATCTCCATCTCTCTCAAATTGTAGTTCAAACTTTACGCCCTGATCGTTGAGGCGCTGGATGTATCGCAGCATGCTGTCGGCTCGTTCAAACCGTATGCTCGTGCGTTGTTGGTGCAGCTTGACTTTGTACATTACCAAGGCATGTCGTCCACCTGTGGCGGGTTCTTCTTGCTGTCCTCGATGACGGTCTCTCGGATGCTCTTGGGTTCGAGTATCTCGTACTTGAATACCGACAGGCTCATGAATGCACGCCATCCTTTTTCGCCGCCGTCCCACTCACGGCCTCCCAGAAAGCAGCGCATCTTTACGCGCTCGCCGATCACCAGTGTGCCCGCTTCGTCGGCCATGTCTTTGATGAACTCCACAGGCAGCACGTCCTTGTACTTGCCGTTTTCTACTTCGATGTGCACCTCGCATTTGCGGAAGCCGCTTGCAAATTCTTGCGGTTGTAAAACTCGGCGTACTACGCCTTCAATTGTCAACTCCATTGTCTTTGTATGATTTGTTAAATGATGTTTGTGACCAGTTAGGTAGGTCGATTGTCCGTAGTTGGTTGAGCTTCAAACGCTCGAATATCTCACGCCAGCGCTCCAGCGTTGGCTCCGTGTCAATTATCTCGTCTTCGAGTCCGTCGTCGTCGTCGCGCATGGTGCTATTCAACAGCAGGAACAGCGCGTAATCCTTGAGGCGCTCCTGATGCGCATGCTGATCGGCTTCTACGTCGTCAAAAAATGCGTCCAGTTCACTCAAGTTCATCCTCTCCGTATACTTCAAGCTGATAGAAACCTGCGAGCTTCAGGATGGCTCTGGATAGCGCCCGCTTTTCAGCCATTGCAATAGGGTACGCATTGCGGTTGTTGCTCTTGCTCACCTCGCCGTATGTCTCAACGTGGCCAATTTCGCATTTTGCGCATGCTTTAACGCAATAACGTCCTTCGCTGGGGTCTGACCATTCCGGCACCGTTTCGAAGGTCACCACGGCCTTTATTTTGGCTTGTACGTGTTCCACGCCTCGGCGCGTCATGATGACAAAGCCGCGCGGGTCTTTGTGAAAGTGATCAGGTCGCATGTCGTACTTCTTAGACAGCGCCTTGAGTTCATCAATTACGCTCATGATGGCATGACAGAGTTTTTGTGAAACTTAGCTCTGCACTCTTTGACTACTTTTTCAATACCGTGTAAGTGTTCACAGAGATACATACAATCCTCAACCTCTAACATTCGCACACGCATCATTTCTGCAACCAATGCCACTTCTAAATACGCTGCGTTCAATGACTTTGCAGCCAGCTGTATATCCTTGTCATACTTAATGTTCGGGTCTGACATAAAAAATTCCATATTAATTTTTGTTTAGGCTGTGTTTTGCTTGTGCGACCCAACGGGTCAATTCGACTTCACCTTTTAGCTTGTCCATTGAATCACATATTTTTTTCATTTGATCTTCGTTTGGTGTGTATTCCTTTAATACCAGTTGCGCGATGTGCAGATTTTCTACCACATGTCGAATGGCATTTTTGAATACATGATGATTCCATTCATTATCATTAGTCGGATCTACAGGTAAATTCATTTCATCTTTCATGGCAGTGGTTTTGCATCAAGGTTGATATAAGGCGCATACGGTGAGGCAAAGCGCAGGCTGCTTAGGTTCATGCTCACTGGTGAGTCGCACACTACGTCAAAGGCCTTCTCAACGTATTGGATGGCTTTATCTGCGCATTCTCGGAAATTGTCCTGCTCGATGCCATCGACAGCGACCAGCATGTACACACCTGTACCGCTGCAGCTCTTGCCAGCAGCCACGATGTAATCGCTATACGCTACGTTATGCAGAATCTTGTCGGCGTCGATGCTGTCGGTCTGGTGCTTGGCGTCGATGTCAATCTGCACCAGTCCGCTGTGCGTTTGGAATGTGTCCTGTCGTCGATTCAGGAAAAGGCCGTGCGGCATGATAGCAGGTAGCTGCTTCTTCTCCCAATCGTTTCGCGGCTGTTCAGGTCGGACGTTCTCAAGCCAGTCAATCAATCGCACTTCAGTCGTGTTGCGATCAAAGGCGCCACGGCAGGCGCTCACGTAAATGTCGTTTATGTTCATCGGTTCTTGGTATATGCCGCAATCAGGTCGGCTTTGAATTGTTCCATCAATCGTTCAAAGCGCTTCTGTTCAGCAAGCTCCTGCTGCTGGTGGTTGAAGTCGCGCGTGGGTTTAACGTGCACACTGCTGCGCACACAAATAGGTTTGCTCATCATTATTGGTTTTCTAGGTGTTCCCATATTTCTTGTTCGATTCGCTCATGGTTCCAGTCCAGCAGGTTGTCGTCGGCACACGTAATGTCGATCCGCTCAAAGCTGGTGTGATTCTTTTGCCAGAGTACGACGCGAATAATGCGCACGGTCGGCGGATGGCTCGGTGAGATGTGCGTGGCTTCCTCGCCAGCTTCGACCTCAAAGGTCACGACCATCTCAAGGCCGTCGTCGAGTTTGAGTAGTATTTGGTCCTCCATTCGTTTAGATTTCTGTGCAAGTGTAGGGTATATTCTACACCTGTGCAACTATTCGCACAAAAAAAAGCGGCACCCCCCGTTGAGAATGCCGCTCAAAACCTAAATGAAAAACGATGGTTAAGTCCTACTTGTTGCGAACCGTCACAAATATAGCACTTATTCTTTATTGCGTCGCTTTGTGCGTCCAAGGACTACAGCGTTGACGATGCGCTTGAGGATGTCCACGACCTTGTCGTCCTTCTCCGTTTCAGTTAGTGCAGTGATCGTGCCTGCTGCGGTCAAGATGGCCAGTGCAATCTCGGCCCAGTATTGTGCAATGAGTTCATTCATACTATTGTGCTTCTTCGACCTTCCAGTAAGGTAGGTCATGATTTGAGTTGTGCAAAGTAACAAACCAACCGCCAAGTCGTGGCGTGTTAAAACCTTTCTCGGTCGCCCATCCAGCAAAGCGGTCGCCGAGCATCTTGTAACTGCCGAGCTGTAGGTGGTGCACGCTGTCTTGGTACAGCTTACCAAAGCGGCTGATGCGGTCCGAGGTGATTGGTACGTGCCACTTCTGATGTGTATGGCCGCGCACGATCAGGCTGGCGTCCTTGAATTGCATCTGATCAATGTCAACTCTGAGCACACCTTTTGACCGCGGTGCGTTGCCGCCCATGCCATGGTGATAATGCACGAACGTCGAGCTACGACGCTTGCCTTTTGCATATATCTGCATCCACAACCAACCAGAGTAACCAGCGACGGTGATGTTGCCGCCATTCTTGTTTACGATGTACGCCACGCGGTCGAGCGGGCTGGTGTGCATGCGCTTCTCTATGTTGGTCTCGTGGTTGCCACGACAGAAAAACTTGATGATGTCCTTGTACTTAGTCAGAAACTCGGCGCTGTCTTCGATGACGTCGTCGAGGTACGTAATGCTTTTGTATTCGGGTCGGATGTCGCTGTAGCTCGACCGCGGATCCCACTTGCCACCCATCAGGTCAAACCAGTCGCCGAAGATGAACACGGGTGTGTTCGTGCGCTTGGCTTCATCGAGGTGTCTGCGCAGCATCACGCGGTCGCATTTTACGCTGTCATAGTGGACGTCAGAAATAAACAGCATACGCTGCGGTGCTTTGTCCAGCTTTACGCTGTGGACGGTGCGGCTGATTTGCTCAATCTTCATGAGTACAGCCAGATGACATCCTCGTCTTTTGTTTCATCACAATCGCAGTGCACGAAACCGTCGCCAAGACCTATCCTGTGAAACCCAGCGTCAATGAGTGCGCCGACGATATAAGCACGCTCTCGTGAGTTTCTGCAGCGAATGTCAGCCGCGAGGCCTTTCATATGCGCCGAGTCCTTAACCCCGCCACACCTCCGATTTTCTGCCTCCGATCTGTAGCCACTCGTCACTACAAACGGAATCCCAGCGATTGCGCGAGCACGATCTAGCATGTCAAGAAACGTGTCATCCATCATGCGCTCACCACTTCCAACCTCGTCAGGGCTGTCGAACTCATGATAGTTGAAGTATCTCATTGTAAGGCTATTGAGAAAGCTGCAATAAAAATGATGACGTCGGCTATGTCACCACGGCCATACACGTAGGCCTTGTATATGATGTTAGCCAGCACTGTCGCTAAGATAAGATATATCATTTTTCTTTTTTCTGGATGACATACCAGTTGTCATCGGTGTGGCCAAGGATGGTGATGCCGTCATACGCACGGTTAAAGTCATACGTAGCACTGCCGTCAATGGTTGCTGTGCCAGTGTCAGCGGTATTGATGCGCAACTCGACATAAGTATTGGCGCTTATGGTGCTATCACTGTGAAACTGTATGGTCCGCCCGTAGCTTTCTGCAATAGGTGGCAAGTACAACAGCGCTGTGCCATTGCCTCCTGTCCACTTGTTTAAAATATGCAGGTCAGTATCGCCAATAGATGAGGTGCCACCACTGCGGTGTGTTATCTCACGATTTACTCGCTGTTCACGACTGCCAAAGTTTCTGCGACCAAGTCCAACATAGTCACCCAGCTCGACCATGCTACGGGCTGAGATACCAACAGGTGTGTCGCCTGATGTTTCGTGGATTGGTGGCGCATCCTCAAAGGCTGTCGTCACGTTGGTCGTGTCGCGATCAACACGAAACGCCTCAACTTGCGTGTACACTGGTCGCGCTGTAAACGTCAGTTCAAAAAGTGCGTAGTCGCCTGCGAAGTTCGTGGTGTTGTCGTCGATGACTTGCCACATCTGTATTGGCCTACCAAATATCTCACCGCGCTGAATGGGCGTGGCTTTGTCTTGTCCAGCCAGCACCTCCTGCACGCCGAGCCTGTGAATGCCGATGCCTGTGGCCGTATGGTTGAGCGACTGCCATGCGGATGTCGGCACGTAATCCGAGCCAACGAGTACACGCAAGACACCGATGCTGTTGGCGCTGTCTTGGTCACCTATGATGCACTCACCTTGGTCAACATCAAAACGCGCCGCCTCGCTATTGGTAGCCGTAAACACTACAGCGTCGCCATTACCGCCTTGGTTGTA